AGAGAAACTAAGACTGGTACTCAACAAGAACTAGAAGACTATCTGTTCCCAATAGCCACAACCAATCCGATACTGCGCAGTTTCCAACCCACCCCCAAACGACTAACTATCCCACTAGCAAAGGCTACCCCCCACACCCCCCCTTTTGTAGCGTAGACGACTCGCAACCCCTTGAACAGGGATTTGCACACTGGAATTTCATTTTTTATGAACCTACCCCCCTTTGTTTTTATAACTACTGTCATTATGCTATCATCTACCCTTATGTTTTCAGGTTTTGTCCAAGGAACCCTATCCTGTGAAAAAAATTTTTCATATTTTTGCAAATAATGTTCAAACATTGACCATGGCATCTTCTGTATCGCCTACTGGTAAAGGGTTTCGGAGGAGATGAGGTAGGTATAGGTAAAGGGAAGGGTACAGGCTGGGTTAAGCTAAAGGTTTTGGCAAGGAATAGGTACTGGAATGCTTCCAAGAGAGAAAGAGTTAATGGATTTTGTACGTAATTACTGGGAAAACCACTGTTGTGCCCCCACTTACAAGGAAATAGCGCAAGGTCTGGAGGTAAAGAGCCAAAGTCACATACATTTTCTCGTCAGGGGACTGGTAATGAAGGGATTACTGGTGAAAAAGGGTCCACGAACTGTACGTCCTGCCGATTTAACCCTGAAAAGCCTTGACAAGAAACTGTGAAGAGGTGTCTAATACTATAATCCAGTGGATATTCTCTCTCTGGTAATATACCAGCCAGAATAATACAGGCTGTATTAATACCAGAGTTTTAGTTTAGGGGATATACCAGACTGGTATTATACTAGGTGGTGTGTATGTGGTTTAAAATGGTATGGCGGCTCGCTTTGTTCATTATCCTGTATTTGGGACTGCGCATAGAGCCGTGAAAGGTCGCACTCCGACCAAAGAAGAGAAGAAATGGATGGATTTCATCTGCCAGCAGGGATGTATTGTCTGCCAGAACGAGATTGGGGTGTTCAGTCCTTGTGAACCCCATCATATGGAAGGCAAAACACAGGCGGGAGCGCATTTTTTGACCATACCACTTTGCTGGAACCATCATCGTTCTGGCATCAACACCACAGAATGTGTTTCCCGCCACCCGCACAAGACGGATTTTGAACAACGCTATGGCAGGGAGACCGATTTGTTAGAACAGTTACAGGAATTGCAGGATGGCTGAGGGCATCAAGTCCTTGGCAACGACTGCGGGGTATTTTGCCCCCGGTGCTGGCATTGCCGATGCATTGGGGCTGTATCCCACTGACGAGGGCATGGGAGCCAGTATTTTACAGAATATCCGCCAAGGGAATCTTGGACAGGCTGGATTTCAGGGACTGGGAGTGCTTGGAGACCTGTCCTATGTGATTCCGGGCATCGGTATTGCTTTGGGTACAGGGCTGAAGACAGTGAGCAAGGTTGGAAAAGCTGGAACCGCAGGCAAAAAGCTGGCAAATTTTGCCAGAGGGATTCGGGACAAGGCGATGAATTTCAATCGTATTGATGCGCCCGCTCCTACCCGCTATAATCCAGATACCCTGAAAGCAATGACCCCACAGGATTTGGCTACACACCTGAATCCGCAAAGAATTGAAAAAAGCACAGACATACTGACCGATTACGCCACCAAGAACAAGAGTATTGCTGGATTTAAGCCAGAAGACATCCTGCAAGGGAAAAGCGGAAAATCTAATTATCTGTATATCGAGAAAAACGTAGGTTTGGGAGCCGACAACCCAGCGAAGATTGCAGTTCGTGTTTCCGATCATGCGCCAACCCTCAAGGGCGCGGAAACCAGAGGTGGCAGAAAGTTTATCGATGCCGATGTACGCATCAACGTGGCTCCGGGAACCAGCAACGCAACCACATTGGAAGAAGCGTTGCACATTGTTGACAACATTCATATTAAGCCGGGCAATATTGACAACATCTTGACCGAAGGCAGCAAGGTATCAACGAAACATCTTGGAGTGCCTAGAGTTGTCAATGGCAAGGTGGTTACTATTGCTCCACCAAGGCATTGGAAAAGAGGCGGAAAACTGCCTTTCGGGATACCTGAGGCACAGTTGCCATGAAACTGGAACAGCAGATTAATAATATCCTCCCTTCCCTTCCCTACGATCAGAAGGTGGAGTTGCTCAACGATCTCGATGCTTTGCATAAAGCCCAGTTCAGGGAGGGATGCGAGAAAGATTTCCTGAAGTTTGTCAGGGCTATGTGGCCCGCCTTCATCGAGGGCGATCATCATCACATTATGGCAGAACAGTTCGGCAGGGTGATCAATGGCGATTTGAAACGCCTGATCATCAATATGCCTCCTCGTCATACCAAGAGTGAATTTGCCTCCTATCTTTTGCCCGCATGGTTTTTGGGGCTAAATCCAGATGGCAAGGTCATTCAGACCGCACATACCGCAGAACTGTCGGTGGGATTCGGCAGGAAGGTGCGTAACTTGGTGGGATCGAAAGATTATCGGCAGGTTTTCGACAAGGTGAACCTGCAAGCAGACAGTAAAGCGGCAGGTCGCTGGAACACCAACAAGGGTGGCGAGTATTTCGCTATCGGGGTTGGCGGTGCGGTGACTGGTAAAGGTGCGGATTTATTGATTATTGATGATCCCCATTCCGAGCAAGAAGGTGCCAGTGCCGATCCGAAGGTATTTGACAAGGTATTTGAATGGTACACCTCAGGTCCACGCCAGAGATTGCAGCCCGGTGGCTCGATTGTGGTGGTAATGACCCGATGGCACCAAAAAGATTTAACAGGTCAGTTGATCAAGACCAGTGTCCAGAGGGGCGGTGAGGAATGGGAACTGATTGAATTGCCAGCGATTTTGCCCTCAGGCAAATCCTTGTGGCCCGGCTTTTGGAAACAGGAAGAACTGGAAGCCCTGAAGGATGAATTGCCGATCTCGAAATGGTCAGCCCAGTACCAGCAAGACCCGACTGCCGAAGAAGGTGCGTTGGTGAAGCGGGAATGGTGGAAGGTGTGGGAACAGAAACCCCCACCGAAATGCGAGTTTTTGATCCAGTCATGGGATACCGCGTTCCTGAAAACCCAGAGGGCGGATTATTCTGCCTGTACCACATGGGGTGTGTTCTACATGGACAACGAAGACGGGATGAAGGCACCGAACTTGATTTTGCTGGATGCGTTCAAGGAACGGCTGGAGTTTCCAGAGCTGAAAAAAGTAGCCTACAAAATGTGGCAGAAGTATGAACCTGATGCCTTTGTAGTCGAAGCGAAAGCTGCGGGTACCCCCCTGATCTTTGAACTGCGGCAGATGGGGATTCCAGTCTCCGAATTTAGCCCATCAAGGGGCAATGACAAGATTGCAAGGGTGAACGCGGTGGCGGATTTGTTTGCCACTGGCGCGGTCTGGGCACCAGACACCCGATGGGCAGAGGAAGTGATCGAGGAATTTGCAGCGTTTCCGAATGCGGAACACGATGACTTGGTGGACTCCAGTACCCAAGCCCTGTTACGATTTCGTCAGGGTGGCTTCGTCAGCCTTTACACTGACGAGGAAGATGAGCCATTTTACCCAAGCAAAGCGGAGTATTACTAATTTATGAAAAAGAAACGAATCCTGATATTTCCAGATGAGAGAGGCTATACGCTGATCGAAGAAAAAAAACCAGAAAACAAACTAAAAGAGTTGGACAGGGAAGACCTGAGGCTGTGGAAAAAGGATGAAATGAAATTTAGCAATGGCAATTGAACGAATAACCCCAGCAACCCCGATAGAGGGGGAACTCGAAGCAGGAGTGGAAGTTGACCTTATGCCACCTGAGGCTTTGGCAACAGAAACAGAAGATGGCGGGATGCTGATTGATTTTGATCCCAATGCCTTTGAACAGACTGGTGATTTCTTTGCCAACCTTGCCGATGAGATGAGCGATGATGCATTGCAGAAGCTGTCTTCAAAATTGATCGGGCAATACCAAGGGGATCGGGATTCCCGCAGTGAGTGGGAAGATACATACGTTAAAGGACTTGACCAGCTTGGATTGAAGATAGAAGATCGAACCCTTCCATGGCCCGGTGCCTGTGGGGTGTTTCACCCGATGCTCACCGAAGCGGTGGTGCGTTTCCAGAGCCAAGCGATTACCGAAATATTTCCCTCGGTTGGACCCGTCAACACCAAGGTTCTTGGACTGGACACCAAGGAAAAGGAACAGCAGGCGATGCGGGTACAGAATTACATGAATTACCTGTTGACCGACAAAATGACAGAGTACAGGACAGAGACCGAGAAGCTGTTGTTCTCATTGCCTTTGGCGGGATCGGCTTTCAGGAAAGTCTATTACGACCCGAACATGGGACGACCCTGTGCTATTTTCGTTCCCGCAGAAGATTTTATTGTGTCTTATGGGGCAACCGACTTGCAGATGGCGGATCGTGCTACCCATGTGATGAAGAAAAATGCCAACGATGTGCGTAAATTGCAGGTATCTGGATTTTATCGGGATATTAAACTCCCTGATGCTTCCCCTGATCCTGACGACATCAGGAAGAAATACGATGAGCTGACAGGAGACAGGTCCTCGTATGACTTTGACAATCGCTACACATTGCTGGAAATGATGGTCAATATAGACCTTGAGGGATTTGAAGATACCGATGAGACTGGAAACGAGACAGGCATTGCTTTGCCTTATGTCGTGACCATCGATCTTTCCAGCAATATTGTGCTCTCAGTTCGCAGAAACTGGTACGAACAGGATGAAAAAAGGATGATGCGCCAGCATTTTGCACACTACCAGTATTTGCCCGGAATCGGGTTTTATGGGTTTGGGCTGGTGCATTTGATTGGCGGATTGGCAAAATCAGCCACCTCTTTGTTAAGACAATTGGTGGATGCAGGTACTTTATCGAATCTTCCCGGTGGTCTGAAGTCCAGAGGATTAAGGATCAAGGGCGATGATACCCCGATTATGCCGGGTGAGTTTAGGGATGTGGATGTTCCCGGTGGGGCAATCAGGGACAATATTTCGTTCCTGCCTTACAAGGAACCATCAACAGTCCTGTACCAGTTATTGAGTAACATTGTCGAGGAAGGCAGGCGTTTTACCAGTGCTTCCGATCTCAATGTAGCCGACATGAAACAAGAAGCTCCAGTGGGTACCACTTTGGCAATTCTGGAACGCACCATGAAAGTAATGAGTGCGATCCAAGCGAGGCTCCATGCCTCGATGCGACAGGAATTTAATATTTTGGTGAATGTGATCAAGGATTTTACCTCGCCTCAGTACCCCTATGAGGTTGAGCCAGAAGCAGGCATCAAGATAGAAGACTTTGATGACCGAATCGATGTGATGCCTGTTTCTGATCCGAACTCAGCGACAATGGCACAACGAATCATGCAATATCAGGCTGCATTGCAATTGGCATCGCAGTCTCCAGAAATGTATAACTTGCCAGAATTGCACAGGCAAATGCTGGACACACTTGGCATCCGTGATGCCGACAAGATTATTCCACCTGACGATGAGAGCGTACCAACCGATCCGATTACCGAGAACATGGACATGATTAATGGCAGACCAGTCAAGGCATTTGAGTATCAGGATCAGGAAGCGCACATTACTGTACACATGACCGCGATGCAAGACCCAGAGCTTGCGCAGATGGGTGAAAGCAATCCAGAGGGGATGAAACAATTGCAGGCAGCAGTCGAAGCTCATATCCGTGAGCATCTGGCATTCAAGTATCGAGCTGAAATTGAAATGGAGCTTGGCACCGAATTACCACCATTGGGTGAGCTATTGCCTGAAACCATTGAGAAACGACTCTCCGCGCTGGTCGCAGAGGCAGCCGAGAAATTGTTGCAGAAACAGCAGATAGAAGAACAGGAACAGAAGATTCAGGAACAAATGGAAGACCCACTGGTACAAGCCAAGAGGCGTGAACTGGACATCAAGGAAGCCGAAGTGCAACGTAAAGCACAGGCTGACCAGATGAAGGCTCAGGTTGATATGCAGAAAGCCCAAGCTAAGGATGCAATTGAGCTTGCGAGAATTGAGTCGCAGGAGAAAATTGCCGAGTCTGGAATGGAACAAAAACTTATCAGTGATGTAATTGATGCAAAAACAAAAGGAGAGAAGATAACCAGTGAAGAAGCGACCAAGGCAGCAGAGATTGCTGCTAAACTTGCATCTGACATAACATCTGGTAATAATAATGGCTAGAAGTGATTTTATTGGCAGTTCGCTAATCGACAAATTTAAGTCGAAATTGCGAGACCTAATGAACGATAAGGCTGATAATATCGCTACTGGAAGCTGCGCTGATTTTGATGAATACAAACATCAAACAGGCGTAATCGAGGGGTTAGCCCTCGCAGAGCGCGAGTTTCTTGACATTGTGGAGGAACTAGAGCGACTCTAATTCGGTGCTTCTTTTCGGTTAAGTGCTGAATTTAAAGGGGAACGTGGAAACCCTTTTTTTTCCACGCAAAGAGAGGAACAATGGAAACCGCTCTTAATATTGATGACAATATTGAACAGAAACAGGCAACTCAGTTGCCAGAGCCTACTGGCTATCGAATCCTAATTGCAATCCCAGACAAGGAAGAAAAGACTGAAGGCGGCATTCTCAAGGCGCAGGAAACCCTGCAATACGAGGAAGTCTCCAGTATAGTTGGCTTCGTTATGAAAATGGGACCTGACTGCTACAAGGATGAAACAAGATTTCCAACCGGACCTTGGTGTCAGGTTGGGGATTTTGTCTTGTTTCGTGCTTTCAGTGGTACGCGCATCAAGATTCATGGCAAGGAGCTTCGTATGATCAATGACGACAATGTTGAGGCGGTAGTCGATGATCCAAGGGGAATAGAAAAAGTATGAGTGAAGCAGAACAAACAACACAAGAAGATACAGGCATGAGTTCCGAAGAGAAATTTTTGGGAATCAAATCACAGATTGGCACTAAACCTAATGAAGATGTTGAAGTCCAAGCGGAGTTGGACATTGAAGTTGTCGATGAGACTCCTAGAGAAGACAAGCGTGTAAAGGATCAAAAAGATAAAACTGATTACGAGGCTGTTGATAAGGAGATAGCCAATGTAGGCAAGCTGGCAAAACAGCGTATTAAGAAACTGAAGTACGACTTTCATCAGGAACGAAGAAAGAAGGAACAGTCTGCCAAGCTGCGTGATGAAGCAATTGTTTATGCCCAGCGTGTTAAATCCGAGAATGATCGTTTGAACCAATTGGTTTCCGATGGTCAGCAATATTTGGGGAAACAGGCTGAAGAAAGAGCAGCTTTTGCTACCCAAGCAGCACAACAAAAATACAAAGAGGCTTACGAGCAGGGCAACACAGACGAAATGGTTAAGGCACAAGAGGCGTTGACCAGAGCAACAATGGATACTGCAAGTGCAGAGGAATACAGTGATGCAGCAGTTTACGATGCTCAAATGGCTGAACAGCAGTACGCGCAACAGCAGTATGCTCAACAGCAACAGCAACGACAGGTGCCGATTCCAGATGAGGAGGCGGTTTCTTGGCAAGCTAAAAATCAATGGTTTGGGAGCGATCCCGAAATGACCAGTTTTGCTTATGGAATCCATGAGAAGCTGGTTAGACAAGAAAATGTTGATCCAAAATCGGAAGATTATTATACAAGGATTGACAAACGCATGAAGGAAGTATTTCCTGATTACTTTGGGGTGGAAAAAGGACAGCCACCTACTACGACATCCCAGAGTTCCGTGGTAGCACCAGCTACACGCAATAATAGTGCAAGACCACGCAAAGTGCAGTTAACGGCTACCCAAGTTTCCCTCGCAAAGAGGCTTGGGTTGACACCACAGCAATATGCTAATCAACTAATAAAGGATATGAACAATGTCTGAAGAGCGCACCCCCCGAAGGGAGGAAACCCGTGCAACCACAGAGCGGAAAAAATCGTGGTCTCCACCAAATGTTCTACCTGACCCTGAACCAAGGGATGGTTGGGAGTTTAGATGGATTCGTACCAGTATGGTAGGTCAACCTGATAACACCAATGTATCCAGTAAGTTTCGAGAGGGGTGGGAACCCGTCAAGTCCGAGGATCATCCAGAATTGAAAATTCTGTCTGATGAAAACTCGCGTTGGGCGAAGGAAGGAGCAATTGAAGTTGGAGGGTTGTTATTGTGTAAATGCCCATCCGAAATTGTGCAACAGCGTAGAGAGTATTATCAAAACGCTGCGGATCAACAGATGGATGGCATAGACAATAATTACCTTAGAGAGAATGACCCCAGAATGCCTATGATGAAACCGGAAAGGCAAACAAGGGTTTCTTTCGGGAGTAATCGCAAGAAATAATTCTTGTGGTTATAAATTTTAATCTTGTGACTAAGGAGCACAGTTATGCCTAGTAGTGCAACGCCGTATGGCGCAATGCCCCAAGCTGGACTGAGTTGTAATGGTTCTTTCACAGGAAAAGTCCGTCATATTAAAATTGCAAGTGCTTACGACACTGCTATTTTTTATGGTGACTTTGTCAAATTAGTGGCTGCCGGTACCGTTGAAAAAGACGAAGGCACTACTTCTATGACTCCTGTAGGTATTTTTGTCGGATGTAAATACACCGACCCAAATTCCAAGAACTTGACATTCAACCAGCAGTGGGTTGCCGATACTTCGGCTTCTGACGCTGTGGCTTATGTTATGGATGATCCAAATATTCTTTTCCAAATGCAATGTGATGGCACTGCCGCACAGACCGTTTTGGGAAGCAATTGTGCGATTACCCAAACAGCAGGCTCTACTTCTATTGGTACCAGCAAGAATACTGTAGATATATCTACTACAGCTACAACCAACACGCTACCAGTTCGTATCATCGATTTTGTCGATGGTCCGAATTCTGAGGTTGGGGATAGCTATACAGATGTTATCGTCAAGTTTAATGCTGGTCACCTTTACGATAACACAACAGGACTATAAGGAGATTAGCAAATGGCTATTTCAAGAGCACAGCTACTAAAAGAACTCCTGCCGGGACTGAATGCGTTATTCGGATTAGAGTACGCCAAGTATGAGAATGAGCATCAAGACATTTATGAGACCGAATCTTCTGACAGATCGTTTGAAGAAGAAGTCAAATTAAGTGGCTTTAATGCTGCTCCAGTGAAAGATGAAGGGTCGGCTATCAGCTATGATAACGCCCAAGAATCATTTACCGCTCGTTACAACCACGAAACCATTGCGATGGGATTTGCGATTACTGAAGAAGCAATGGAAGATAATCTTTACGATTCTCTTTCTGCTCGCTACACGAAAGCACTTGCCAGAGCTATGGCTTACACGAAACAAGTGAAAGCTGTTAATCCATTTAACAATGGATTTAGCGGTGGTTCTTTTGATTCAGGTGATGGAGTTGACTTGTTCAGCACCTCTCACCCTCTTGTTTCTGGTGGAACCAATGCCAACACTCCCTCAACCCAAGCTGACATGAATGAAACTTCATTGGAAGCTGCTGTCATTACGATAGCTGGGTGGACGGATGAGCGTGGTTTGCTTATTGCAGGCAAGCCAAGCAAGTTGATCATACCGCCTAACTTAATGTTTGTTGCTCAAAGGGTACTAAAATCCGAACTTCGGGTTGCTACCGCAGACAACGACATTAATGCGATAAGATCAATGGGCACTATTCCTGACGGCTTTGCCGTTAATCATTATCTTACAGATACTGATGCGTGGTTTATAATGACCGATATTCCAAATGGGTTTAAACATTTTGTTAGAACCTCTATGGAAACAAGTATGGATGGTGACTTCGACACTGGAAATGTACGCTACAAATCAAGGGAACGCTATTCGTTTGGCGTTTCTGACCCTTTGGGAGCGTATGGTTCTTCAGGAGCTTAATGGAACCTGTGATGGGGGGGTTTCTTACTCAACCCCCATCAACCTTCTAGGGTAATTTTGTCCTACAGACTGACCTAGCAGACAAGCCAAGACGGTAGGACTTATTTTTTCGGGAGAAAGAATTATGGCAAAATCAACCTTTTCAGGTCCTGTAAGATCACTTGCTGGTTTTATTTCCGCAGGGAACGCTGCTGTAGTTAGCTTAACAGCTAATACAACTATTACAGTCGCCTCTCATGCAGGAAAAATGTTACTTTGCAATGATGCAGATGGAGTTTTTACTTTACCTAGTATTGTTGTTACAGCTCCAACAGAAGACACTGATCCTAATCAACTTAACAATTTGGGTGCTCAATTTACTTTTGTTGTTGTGACAGCAGCAACAGATATGGACATCGTAACAGATGGCACAGACAAATTTGTCGGTGGTGCGTACACTGGTATTGATGACAGCGCAGCAGGCAAAACCTTTATTTCTGGCTCATCCAACGATGTTATTACACAAAATGGCACTACTAAAGGTGGTTTGGCAGGAAGCATTGTAGTTATTACTGCAATAGCAAGCGCTAAATACCATGTTGCAGCACAGCTACTTGGTTCAGGAACTTTAGTAACACCATTTGCTGACGCTTAATAGGGAGTAAATTATGGCTGATGCAGTAGCAACACAAACCATTCAGGATGGCGGTCAAACAGCTATATTCAGATTCACCAATGTAAGTGATGGCACTGGAGAAAGTGCTGTCACCAAGATTGATGTTTCTGCACTAACCACTAATCCAATGACTAAGATGGCTTGCAACTCGGTAAGCATCGAGAAAATCTGGTTCAGTAATATTGGTATGGGTGTCAAAATATATTTTGATGCCAGTACCGATGTTCTTGTCATTCAGCTACCTGCTGATTGGACTGATGAGCTTGATTTCTCTGAGTTTAGTGGTGTTCCTGATAATGCAGGAAGTGGTACAACTGGTGATATTCAATTCACAACAGTGGGTCACAGCAGTGGCGATAGTTATACTATTGTCATGAAAGTGCTCAAGCATTACACCAATCCAAGCTAGGAAAATATATGGCTAAGTACAAAGTAGTCCAAAATGGCGAAAGAGTGCCGAGTGGCGAACCTGTCTTTCAGGTAGCAACGACAGTTGATGGCGAAGATGTCATTGTCGATGCCAGCCTGATGACTAAAAAGGAGGCAACCGCAGCAATGAAAGCGTTGTCTCCCGCCAAGAAACCGGCAAAGAAAAAAACCAAGAAGAAGTAAATGCCGTTAAGGAAAGGCTCTTCCAAGAAGGCTATTTCTGCGAATATCTCAACGCTCAGGCGTGAAGGGTATCCGCAGAAACAGGCTATTGCTATAGCCCATTCCAAAGCGGGTAAATCCAAATCAAAATTAAAAAAGGGAGGAAATATCATGCCAGAATATTTTGATTCAAAATCCAGCAAACCAAAGAAAACTAAGAAAACCCGCTATGCTGGTGGCGGAATAGAAAGCTATAATGCTCAAGTTCAGCGTAAATATGGTGGAGGCTCTGTGAAAAGGAAACAGGCTGGCAAGCAATTGCCATTGTCTGGCGGTTATCCCGGAGGAATAGCAGGTATGAAAAAACATATAGCTGAACTAGAAAAGATTGGCTTTAAGGGAGCACCAAAGACTGTAAGGCAAATTGCAAGAGCCAGAAGGGAAAATGTTTCTTCAGGAAAATCTGCTGCATTAGGTGTAAAAAGAAAGCCAAAGCTAAAGGGTAAGACAAAAAGAGGCACTAGCGGTGATGACTAAGAGTCGGATAGACCTATAAATGGCTATTGCAACCACCAATACCTTCAATCTCAATATAGGTGAGATTGTCGAAGAAGCCTATGAACGTGCGGGATTAGAAGCCCGCACAGGCTACGACTACAGGACTGCAAGACGCAGTATCGACATGATGATGCTGGAATGGCAGAATCGTGGGATGAACCTGTGGACGATTGAAAGTGGTACTGAAACCTGTGTTGCCGACACATCCACCTATACTTTGGCAGATGACACCATTGATCTTATGGAAGCGCATATGAGGCTTGATGCTGGAGACTCTTCAAATCAGACTGATTATCAGTTGACAAGAATTTCAACAACTATGTATGCAGATATACCAAATAAATTATCGACAGGTCAGCCTACCCAGATATGGATTCAGCGATTGACGACAACCCCCCAGTTTACTCTATGGCCCGTCCCTGACGATACGCAGACTTATACTGTTGTTTTTTTCAGGATTCGCCAGATTTATGATAGTGGTGAGCCCGGAAGCAACAACATGGATGTTCCGAAAAGGTTTATTCCAGCTTTGGTCTCTGGGCTTGCTTACTACATTGCCATGAAGAAGCCAGAATCTGCTGAAAGATTGCCTTTCCTAAAACAGGAATATGAAGAACAATGGCGATTGGCTTCTGAAGAAGACAGGGTGAAAGCGGCTTTTCGTTTCGTTCCTTGGACTGGATATACTTAATGACCCAGTTTGCGGCAGGGCAATATGCATTTGGTTTTTGTGATCGCTGTGGGTTTCGTTATGGTCTCCATGACTTAAAGCCAGAGATTGTTGACATGACTCCAAGTGGATTCTTGGTTTGTCCAGAGTGTTTGGATCAGGATCAGCCCCAATATCAGTTGGGCAGAGTTCCAGTAGATGATCCGATTGCTCTGGAGAACCCAAGACCAGACAAGGGACAGGCAGCCAGCAGAAGGCTGTATGCGTTTGACCCGATAGGCGGTGGTGTAACATCACTTGGCTCAAGGACTGTCGGATTGACAATGCATGGTCATGTGGGAATGCTTAAAATAACAACAAGTTAGAGGAGAATATCATGGCAGTACGTTCATCAAGACCGCTTTCTGAGATAGAAGCTGGGAAAGAATACAGGCGAAAGCAAAGAGCAAAAGCAAAAACAGCAAGAAAAGGAAAACAAGCAAAACGAAAGGCTTCTCGTTCTCCCGGAGGGTATCAAGCAGGTGGCGGAATTGATGAGATTCCATTAACACCGGAAGAAAGAGCATGGGGATTAGCAAGAACAAAAAGAAAAAGGGCTTACGCAAAAGCAAAAGCAAAAGCAAAAAGAGCAAAAGCGAAAACAGTAAGAACAGGAAAACAAGCAAAACGACAAGCAACTCGTTCACCCGGAGGATTTGCAGGAGGGGGAACTATAGAAAGTTACAGTGCCCAAGTAAAGCGCAAGTATGGCGGTGGAAAAATATAAACAATAACAACCTAGAGGATAAGATTATGGCAGTAAGACCAAAACAACCATTTGATCCCAATTTGGGACAGCCTAAAAAAGTCAGGCGACCAACAAAAAGACAACAGGCAATGCGAAGGGCGAAACAAGCAGGACGACAGGCTTCTCGTTCTCCCGGAGGATTTGCAGCAGGCGGAACAGTTGAAACTGATGCTTATGGGAAATATACAATTGCCCGTGGAAGTGGTGCAGCTAGACCTCAGAAATTCCGTAAGAATGGTTAAAAGTTATAAAAAATAATGACCTATGCTGAGTTAAAAAATCTGATACAGAACTACCTTCAGAATACTGAAACCTCGTTTACGACATATCTTCCAGATATGATTAAACAGGCTGAAGATCGTATTCTTGAGAATGTTCAACTGCCTGTGTTCAGGAAGAACCAGAGTGGGGCGGTGACTTCTGGCAATGAGTATTTGGGAATCCCGACAGATTTTTTGGCACCATATTCCCTTTCCTATACAAGCAGTAGCAATCAAACCTTTTTGATAAACAAGGATGTAAACTGGATTCGAGAGCTGTATCCCAATGCATCTACAGAAGGGGCACCTGAGTATTATGCAATTTTTAGCAACGATTACTTTATTGTTGCGCCAACGCCAGATTCTGGATACACAGTGGAACTGCACTATTTTTATCGACCTGCATCGATTACCGCAGGAGATGATTCTGAATCTACATGGCTTTCGACAAATGCGCCAGCAGCTTTATTGTATGCGTGTTTGATCGAAGGGTATGTTTATATGAAGGGTGAGCAGGATATGATGTCGGTTTACAACGCAAGATACGAAAGTGCTTTGGGAAGGCTCAAGGTGCTTGGTGATGCGAGAGACAGGAAAGATGCCTACAGGTCAGGTCAGTTGATAATTCCAGTAAGTTAGTATGGCAACCAATGGAAGTAGTCGTTCTGTTTCTATTAAAAAGCTAGAAGGGAAAAGTGTTGCCATCGTAGCCTTAGGCGAGAGCCAATTGGATTACCACATGAGTATTTCCCACAGCGTCAAGTTTGACGAAGTGTGGGCAATCAACTCGATGTGCGCTGTAATCAAGGCTGATCGGGTGTTTATGATGGACCCAGCATCCAGATTCTTTGATACCGAAGATGCAGGACCACAGACAGAGATCATGCGTGAGACTTTGCCGAAATTGAAATGCCCCATTTATTCCTGTGTAAAGGACAAAAGGGTTCCAAGGATTGAGCTTTATCCCATTGAGAGCCTGATCGATGATGTGGGTTGCAGTTATTTTAACAACACCATATCCTACGCAATTGCGTTTGCTTTATGGAATAAGGTAGGCAGGCTGAGTATTTATGGAGCCGATTTTACCTACAAGCGGAACCGACATTTTGCAGAGATGGGTCGTTCCTGCTGTGAGTTCTGGTTATCCAAGTGCATTGACAAAGGAATCGATATAAAGATTGCTGCTAAGTCATCGTTGCTTGATACAAACATACCAGAAAAGTATAAGTTGTATGGTTATCATAGGCTTGACGATCCGCCTGTGGTATATTTTGATGAAGGGCAATTGAAAATAACAAAACATTCCGAAGTGCAGATGGAGCATTCACTTCCAGTTGGAACTTCAGGAAGAACAGACAATGTAGAGGTTGTGGATACAGGTTCTTTGAGACCGCCAGAACCGAATAAATTTTAATGGAAACAGATGCTTTTGAATTATCTGTAGGCAATCTGGGGGTAAAAACCACCCATAATAGAGGGCATACAGTAGAAGAGGTTGCTGAGATGGCAACCAACAGATTGGTTTCGGTTGCAGATACTGCTCCTGATCAGTTAAAAGCGCAGGCACACGCTTTTAAAAACCAGTGTCATAGGATAATTGCATACTATATGAGAGAGGCAATCAAAAACCATATTTGTACGATATGCAATCAATTGGAAGCGCAAGGTCACAAAGACTTAGCAAATATAATCAGGAGGCTATAATGGCTATAACACAAGCAATGTGTACTTCTTTCAAGAGTGAAATCTTGCAAGCGGTACATAATTTTAAAGCATCTGGAGGAAACTCTTTCAAGCTCGCTTTATATACTAGTTCTGCGACTATGAGTGCTGCTACTACAGCCTATAGTACAGGACAAGAAGCATCAGGAACGAACTATACTGCGGGGGGATCAGCTTTAACAAACGTAAACCCGACAACATCAGGAACCACAGCGTTTACCGATTTTGCTGATTTGACTTTTGGAACAGCTACCATCACTGCAAGAGGTTGTATGATCTATAATGATACAGCTACTGGTGATCCAGCAGTTGCGGTCTTTGATTTCGGTGGTGACAAGACATCCACAGCAGGTAGTTTTACCATAACCTTTCCAACCGCAGACGCAAGTAACGCTGTTATTAGAATAGCGTAAGTTAGCCCATGGCTAATATTACTGGCTGGGGTCGAGGGACTTGGGGTCAGCTCACTTGGGGTGAGCCAATCCCTGTTGAGCTTACTGGTCTGGCAGGCACAGGTGCGGTAAGTTCCTTAACTATTACTGCTGCGGCAAATGTTGCAGTAACAGGTCTTGCCGGTACAGGGGCAATAAGTTCCCTTACAATCACTGGTGTAGCCAATGTTTCGGTAACAGGACTCACAGGAACCAGTGCAGTAGCGAGTGTCACCGCAACAGGTGGAGCGATAGTTGCTGAAACAGGGCTTGCTGGCACAGGCGCGGTAGGCACACTGCTGGCGGCAGGTTTTGCAGTTGCAGGAGTCAGTGGTACAGCTTCCACGATTTCCCAAGGCGATGAAACAGTTACTGGTGCTGCGAATGTGTATCCAACCGGGGTAGCTGGAACCAGTGCATTAGGCAGTGTTAGCACTGTTACTGTTAATGTTATAGCGGTAACTCAAGATGCGATGACATCTGCGCTTGGTTCGATAACTGCTACTACCCATGTTAATATCACAGTAACTGGACTTGCGGGAACAGGTGGCACAGGATTTTTATTGGTTTGGAGTTCGATTGTTCCAGACCAGACACCAAACTGGACTGGGATTAGCCCAAGCCAGTCACCTTCTTATTCAACAATCAGCCCATCCCAGTCTCCAGACTGGAAAGATGAGGCAGCATAATTTATTATGAGGAAATAATATGGCAACTTATGTAAATGATCTAAGGCTCAAGGAAATTGCTACTGGCGATGAGTCAGGTACTTGGGGCACATCAACAAACACAAATTTAGAACTGATCGCGGAAGCATGGGGCAGTGGCTCTGAAACCATAACCGGCACTACGCATACGATTACCATGGCGGATGGCACAGCCGATGCAGCTAGAGCCTATGCAATGACCCTTGCAGGCTCGATCACTGCACTGAACACAGTTACCCTTGCACCGAATACAGTCAATAAAACTTGGGTTATTCAGAACTCTGCCGGTTACGCAGTTTCCATCAGCCAAGGCACAGGAGCCAATGTCGTAATTCCGAATGGCGGCATCAAGATGGTGGTTGCCGATGGCGCAGGATCAGGCGCAGCAGTTACCGATGTCCTCGATATGACAGGTGGCACAGGCAATATAGGTTTAGGCTCTGGTTCTTTGGGCACGGCTTTAACCACAGGAACAGACAACGTGGCTATTGGTGAAGCATCGCTTGATGCAGTGACCAGTGGCACAGACAACACGGCAGTGGGTGATAATGCTGGTGGTGCAATAACTACTGGAACAACCAGTGTTGCGATTGGTAGTGCAGCTTTGTTGTTAGCAACAACTGGTGCAAGAAATGTTGCGGTGGGCTATCAGGCTTTGGATGCAGCTACAACAGCAGACAACAATACAGCCATTGGTGCTGAAGCATTAGGTGCAAATACTTCGGGAACACAAAACGTAGCCGTGGGAACATACGCTCTTGATGCGAATACTACAGCTAATAACAACACAGGTATGGGATATAATGCTTTGACGGCGAATAGCACAGGAGCAACAAATACGGCAATAGGGGCAAGCGCATTAGGAGCAAATACAACCGCTTCAAATAATACAGCAGTTGGGGCAGATGCTTTAAAAGTAAACACCACAGGTGGATCGAATGTTGCAATAGGTGCTTTAGCATTAGATGCTAACACTACAGCAGCTAATAATGTTGCTGTTGGACAGGCTGCTTTATCAGCAAATACCACAGGTGCTAATAACACTGCTGTGGGTAAGTCTGCTGGTGCTTTAAATGTAGATGACACAGAAAACGTAGCCGTAGGATATGCAGCCAACTATCCTGATGGTGGTTCTTATGTAACAGCAGTAGGTTCACAATCTTTGAATGCTAATGTAGCAGACGGCAATACTGCCGTTGGTTATTTTGCTTTAAACGTAAACACCACAGGAGCAAATAATGTTGCGGTAGGTAGAGGTGCTCTCGATGCCAATACAACAGCAGCTAACAATGTAGCGGTTGGTTCAAGTGCTTTAGGAGCAAACACCACAGGTGACAGTAATGTTGCAGTTGGCTATGCAGCACTAGATGCCAACACCACATCAAGCAACAATACTGGAATAGGTATAAATGCACTAGGTGCACAAACAACTGGCTCACAGAATACGGCAGTTGGTGCTAGTGCAATGGCAACGAATACTACAGGCGCTGCAAATGTAGCAGTTGGCTATAGGGCACTAAATACTACAAATACTGCTGGTAACTATAATGTAGCAGTAGGCTATGATTCCATGCAAGCAAGTACTACAGCGGAAAATAATGTTGCTGTTGGTTACAATGCTTTATTAGCAAACACAACAGCCAATAATAATACAGCAGTTGGTTCTAAGACTTTAGCAGCAAACACCACAGGCGCACAGAATACTGCTGTTGGTTATACATCTTTAGATGCTAATACAACTGGTGCGAGCAACAATGGCTTTGGATATAATACTTTAGGCGCTAATACAACTGGTGATGGCAATACAGCAGTTGGTCATAGTGCTTTAGGCGCAAACACCACAGCAGATAACAACATCGCAGTTGGTGCTTTAGCTTTAACAGCAAACACCACAGGTACATCAAACGTAGCTGTAGGTTATAGCTCTTTAACAGCAAACACCACCGCTAGTAAAAACACTGCCGTTGGTCATCTTGCTCTAACAGCTAATACTACAGGTGCAGACAATACAGGTATTGGTTATCTGGCAGGTGATGCAATTACAACTGCTGTAGAAAATACGGCTGTTGGTTCTAACGCTTTATCAGGAGTTACTACAGGTAATTCTAATACTGCTGTTGGTATGAACGCAGGTGTGGCAATTACAACGGCTGCGAACAACACCGCAATCGGTGCTTATACGCTTGTTGCTAACACAACAGGAGCAAGCAATACAGCCATTGGTAGAGATGCTTTACGAGCTAATACCACAGCTTCAAACAACACAGCAGTGGGAATGGATGCTCTAACAGCAAACACCACAGGTGCATACAACGTAGCTGTTGGTGGTTTAGCTTTAGATGCCAATACCACAGCGAATTCAAACGTAGCTATTGGGTATAATTCTTTATCAGCCAATACTACAGGCGCATCAAATGTTGCTGTTGGAGATGGTGCTTTATATGCAAACACCACAGCAGCTAATAATGTTGCTGTGGGTAAATCTGCTATGGTGGCAAACACCACAGGTGCTTCTAATGTTGCTGTTGGTGCTTTAGCTTTAGATGCTAATACCACAGGGGAACAAAATGTCGCTATCGGTAAAGATTCCTTAACAGCAAACACCACAGCAAGCAATAACACTGCTGTAGGTACTGAAGCATTAAAAGTAAACACAACTGGTGCATCAAATGTAGCAGTCGGACAAGGCTCTTTGATGGCTAATACCACAGCATCTAATAATACAGCTATTGGTAACAGTGCTTTAACAGCAAACACCACAGGCGGTAATCAAGTTGCTGTTGGTTATGGTGCTTTAGACGCTAATACAACCGCTAATGATAATGTTGCAGTGGGGCATTCTGCACTTGGAGTAAATACAACAGGACCGAGAAATACAGCTATTGGCACTTATTCATTAGATGCAAATACTACAGGCGCTGATAACACTGCATTAGGAGATAGTGCTTTAAGTGGTAATACCACAGCCAATAACAACGTAGCTATTGGTAAAAGTGCTTTATATGCTAACACCACAGGCGGAAATAATATAGCTATCGGTTATCAAGCATTAGATGCAGCGACAACTGTATCTAATAATGTAGCTATCGGTTATCAGGCTATGACAGCAAGCACTACAGCCGATGCTTCGGTTGTTATTGGTGGCGCTGCAGGGGATGCAATTACAACAGGTGGAAATAATGTTTTAGTTGGTTATAATTCTGGTAGTGCGCTAACTACAGGTGCAAGCAATACTGCTCTTGGTGCTTCGGCTCTGGCTCAAAATACAACTTCCCCAAAGAATACTGCTGTGGGTTCTTCTGCTTTAGGAACTTTTAATATTACTAATGGTGGCGCAGGACATAATACAGCAGTTGGAGCAAACGCTGCTGATGCATTAACCACAGGTTCTGGCACAACTGCTATAGGTTCAGGAGCTTTAGGTACAGCTACTACAGGAGAAAGACAAACAGCAGTTGGTACAGGAGCATTAACACTAGCAACAAACCCTAGTGACAATACTGCTATTGGTTATTATGCAGGTGGTGCAATTACAACAGGTGGAACAAATACGGTTGTTGGTTCTTATGCTCTGGATGCTCTAACTACGGCATCTGGCAATGTTGCTGTTGGTGCTTATGCCATGACCGCAGCTACTACAGCCGATAGCACTGTTTGTGTCGGTTATGAAGCAGGAGGTGCTATAACTACTGGAACTGATAATACTTTTATTGGCAAAAGAGCAGGAGACACACAAACTACAGGCAATAGTAATACTTGTATTGGTTCAGCATCAGATACAGGTTCATCAAGCGCAGCAAGTAGAATTGCTATAGGTCAAGGTGTAACCGCTACTCAAGATGCTAGAATAACTGTAGGAATAGGAAGCAATATTGCTGAACTGGATTTAAATGGTTCAGACGAGGCTTGGGCAGCATCTTCAGATGAAAGACTGAAAGAAAATGTAGAGGACTCAACAGCAGGATTAGCCTTTATCAACGAACTTAGACCAATTACTTATCAATGGAAGAAAAAGAAGGATGTTCCATCTGATATGCCACATTATGAAGAAGACTCTGAAGAAAGATGTCTTGGACAGGATGATACTTTTAGGCATGGATTTATTGCTCAAGAGGTTAAAGCGACCATTGATAAATACGATAGCATTAAAGATGGACAAGGCATTTGGAAAACAAGCGATGATAAGGTGCAGAAAATAGCTAAAGGTGGTTTGATACCAATGCTTGTAAAAGCAGTCCAAGAACTCTCGGCAGAAGTCGAGGAATTAAAACAAAAAGCACATGATAAGTGCGACAATAACGGAGAATAAAAATGGCAGTGACGAAAACTTTAACCGGAGCAGTCCCCTATAACAAGAGCAGCAAAGTCCAGCAATGGGATTTTACGATGAAATACGAGGAAGGGGCAGATGCCACTTATTATACCTCGAATATGCACACAACCATCCCAGCGACTGATAGTGATGGTACAGTGAACTTTACGCCCAAGGCGGAAGGCTCATGGACGTTGGCACAATTGACCGCACTTTGCCCGATAAGCAAGTGGGATGATATATTCGCCAGCCAGTACGACAGCGTGATTACCAATCCCCCGGATGACCCAGTACCTGATCCTGACTATGTAATCCCTAGCTAGTCATGGCTAGGAAAAAGAAGAAGAAGTCCAAGGACATAGAGGTAGAAATACATCAACTGCCTTCGGTGTTTCTGATGGAAACGCAGATGCCAGAGAAGATGGTCAAAGACCTTAACACCTATTTGGATGAACTGCTGAAACAGGACGACAGGGAATCCCTGTCAGGGACTTTAGTAGGGCAAATCCATCGTGGTGAACAACTGAACATGGACCCAGAACATGAACTGTTACAGGAATACTGCCAATTTATAACAGGTCTTGGGGCTTCCTATGTAAACACAGTAATGTCACACACAGGACACGCCTTGGAAAAACCGAGGCAAATAGCAGTTGACGAGGCTTGGTCGGTGCACAGTTTCGAGGGCGATTACAACCCGATCCACGACCACGGCACCAAAACCCTGATGGGCATATCGACCACGGGATGGACGAAAGTGCCACAGCAGATACTGGACCAACCCACAGCAGGATCACCGCAATACAGTAAGTACGATGATTCTGGAGCCTGTGACGGCTATTTGGCGTTCAGTTACGGACGCAACCAGATCATGGATGTAGAGCGATTGCGACCTCCACAGAGTGCAGAAGTGCAACCACAGGTGGGCAGATTGTTCGTGTTTCCCTCGTGGCTGCAACACATGGTTTACCCTTTCTTCGGGAAAGGTGAACGCAGGACAGTGGCAACGAACCTGAACTGTTGGGAAGTTGAGCCAGAATTGGCAATAACTTAGGAATAGAAATGGGCAAACTTACAATTGCAGACACCAATGCCAAGATTTCCGAGACAAATTCCAAGCTCGAAAAGCATGAGGCGGTCTGTGCAGAGCGATGGCGGGAAACGATTTATAGAATCAAAAGATTAGAAATTTTAATATTAACAACATTACTGTCCATTGTTGCGGGAATGGCTGGTATTCTGTCAAAACAGGTTTTTTAAATGTCCTTTGGACAGACAGTTCCTTCTGGTTACTACATCAGCAACAGTTCCGATGAAGATTGTTTTTATGTGGATAAATACGGCAATTTCTCATTCAAAAAGGAAACAGGGAAAGAATGGGTACACACAGATAAATGGAACTTTGACCATATATGCAATGTGGAAACAGTCAATGCCGAACAAGGTTTTGATGTTTCTGTGGACAATCACGATGGAAGAGGCATGGAAGTCAAGGTATCTGCCCATATCGGGGTTACCGTGTCCGATGTGATGAAATGGAGTTATGTCAATCCCGATGGCAATCAGGCAAAAGTATGGGCAGGCGTTGATGGGGGTCCGGGAAAAGGGGTCAGTATGGATGCCGGAGTCTGGTACGACAAACATGGAGACTTGCACTTGAAGCTCTCTACCTGCAATGTAATTCCCCATGTGGATTTTGGCGGGGAGGTGGTGATCAACCCGAAAACAATAGACGATTTGGATAAACCTACTGATGTAGATAGGGCAGTAGCTACCGGCATAGCCGAGGGTGCAACATTGGGTATTGTAACGAAACCACCGAAAATTCTTACGCAAAGTGTTGCTGTTGTGCATAAACTGGGAAACACTGTTGGCGGTTGGCTGAAAAAGCTATGAAAACAGGAAGCAAAATTACCATAGGTTCTGTTGCTACTATGTTAGCTATGGTTGCTGGGATATGGGCTATTGATGACAGATATGTGAGTGCTCAGGAAATGCAACAGTCAATGTCACAGATTCATCTCAGGATAGATGTAGAGAAGAAAAGGACATTGGAAAGGGAATATTATGAGTTTTTGAAATTGGTTGCCCAGAATCCAGAGAATGAAGATTTAAAGGAACATTTACAGGCAATCAAGGAAGAAAAGGAAGGCTTGGAAAAAAGGATTGATGAACGACTTGAAAATAATTAGAGGATAGGAGTATGGAAATTATTGCGAACATTATAGCTATTTTCATGGCTATTGTAACTATTAGCAGTATTGTTACTGCGGTTACGCCAACACCACAAAAGGGTTGGAAAAAGAAACTTTACAAGGCCCTTGATGTATGTGCGTTTAATGTCTGGAGGGCAAAACAGAAATGAAAAGGAATTATTGGAACTGTGGGTTGAGCAAATGGTTTAAAGAACGCTTTATCTATATCACACAAATGGTCCGTACAAGGGACGAAGAAGGAAAATATGTTGGGGATGATAAAACAACCCCAGATGTTAATGAGGCTTATACACCTTTTAAGGTGAAGGAAACTTCGCCAGAGGGATTTATGCGAGCCAGAGATAACAAAGGTCAATATGTTGGTGATGACGAATCAACTCCTAATGTCAACGAAGCCTACACAAAAACCAAACGAAAATAGGGGGAAAAGGAATATGGATGAAACAGCTTTACAAAGACGGAATAGTATCTGAGAAAATATATAACAATTTTGTTTTTTACCAAAGAGCATTTTGGATATGTTTTGCCTATTTGCTGTGGGATATGTTTCGCTCATTCGGCTGGCTTTAATGTATGGACATAAACGAAGAAAAATCAACAACTATCGTTGTAAATCCAAAGCCTCCTACATGGTATAACTTAGCCGAGGGCTTTGACAGATGGCGTGTTTTTCCAAGACTTTTGATTACCCTTTATGGCTTGGCTTTTTATCGAACCACCGAATGGTTCATGAATTTACCTGACCCGACCAATGCCCAGAGTGCCTTTGTATCAGTGATTATAGGCGCTGGAGCCGCTTGGTTCGGATTATATATAGGAGGCAGCAGCAGAAATGATTGAAGCACTAAAACTAATCGGCAAACTTGGTTCAACTTTTCTTAAAGGAAAGATTGCAAAGAGCGAAGCCAAAGCTGCCAATGCCGCTTCGTGGGAACAGGAAGCGATGAAGAACAGTGCAACTTCGTGGAAGGACGAGTACCTTACAATAATATTTACGATTCCATTGATTTGTTGCTTCATTCCTTTTCTTGTGCCTTATGTGAAAGAAGGTTTTGTGGTACTTGAAACAATGCCACAATGGTACCAGATAACCCTTTCCGTCATTGTGGCTGCCAGTTTCGGAGTCAGAAGTGTTGTCGGGTTCATAAACAGGAAAAGTAAAAGCAATGGCGAATAAAAATAAGAAAAAAAAACAAAAACAAAAACCATACAAAAAGAAGATTGCAGTTGGTTGCGGTAAAGTAATGGCAAACCGCAGGAAAGTGACTAAGTATTACTGATGCCATTAATAATATATAAATTTAAAGCTGGAATTGTTCGGGAGGGAACAGCCTATACTGCCGAAGGCGGTTGGTATAATTCTGATAAAGTCCGTTTTCGTTCAGGACATCCTGAGAAAATAGGCGGTTGGCAAAAATATTCTTCCAATACTTTTTTGGGATCAGCCAGATCACTTTACAATTATGCGTCTGCAAGCGGAACTCATTATATTGGGTTAGGAACAAATCTGAAGTTTTATATAGCTGATGGTGTAACCTACAATGATATTACCCCGATTAGAGTCACAACCAGTGCTGGAGATGTTACTTTTTCTGCTTCCAATGGGGACGCAACCCTTACTGTAACCGATGCTTCGCATGGCGCAGTTCAAAATGATTTTGTCACTTACAGTGGGGCAGCGACTTTAGGGGGCTTGATTACAGCCGATGTATTAAACCAAGAATACCAGATAGCTACCATTGTTGATGCCAACAGCTACACTATTGAAGCCAAGGATACAGATGGAGATACAGTTACCGCCAACAGCAGCGATAGTGGCAACGGAGGTTCCAGTGTTGTGGGTGCATACCAGATCAATGTAGGCTTGGATGAGTATGTTTCAGGTGCAGGTTGGGGAGTTGGAGCATGGAGTTCTGGTGGTTTTGGTTCAGCTACCTCTTTGGACGACACCAATCAGCTAAGACTTTATAGCCAAGATAATTTTGGTGATGATTTAATATTTTGCCCAAGAGCAGGCGGTACTTATTATTGGGATCAAAGCTCAGGGACAAGTACAAGGGCAGTTGCTTTTTCTTCATTAGGAAGCGCTTCCAATACACCGACCAAGTGTTTACAGATTATGGTTTCTGACATTGACAGGCATATTATTGCCTTTGGCTCTAACCCAATTGGGTCATCAACCCTTGATCCATTGTTGGTACGATGGTCTGATCAGGAGTCGGCTGTTGACTGGACTCCAACATCAACCAATTCGGCAGGTGGAGTCAAGATTAGTAGTGGCAGTGAGATCGTTGGGGCGTTGAGAACCAGACAGGAAATTCTTATCTGGACAGATTCAGGACTTCATTCAATGAGATTTGTGGGTGCTCCATTCATTTTCTCATTCAATGAGGTGATGTCGGGGGTTTCGATGATTTCCCCGAATGCCTGTGTAAATGCCAATGGTGTGGTTTATTTTATGGATCGTGGTAGTTTCTTCATGTACTCTGGACGAGTTAATCCTTTGCCATGTTCGGTCAGGAATTATATTTATGGTGATATTAATTTGGGACAGGCTTACAAAGTTTTTGGTGTAGCCAACATAGATTTCAATGAAGTCATGTGGTTTTACCCATCGTCTGGGTCTGATGAGATAGATAGATACGTTATTTTCAATTATGTCGAGAATGTTTGGTCTATAGGTACAATGGTCAGGACTGCTTGGATTGAAGCTCATCTTGAGAATAATCCGATAGCTGCTGGGAAAACAGGAACTGGCTCCAATTATTTATACAATCAGGAATCTGGACACGATGACGATGGCAGTGCAATGACCGCATATATTGAGAGCGGAGATTTTGATATTCAGGATGGTAATAATTTCATGCTTATATCAAGAGTGATACCAGATATTGATTTTCAGAATGCAAATAGCAGTGATGAAATGGATGTTTTGATCAAGGGAAGAGATTATCCAGCAGACAGTCTGACTACCTTGTCAACATCTTCTTTAACAAGTTCAACCCAGCAAGCCTTTGTTCGTTGCCGATCAAGACAAGCAGCATTGCGGTTTGAGACATCGGGAAGCGGTTATGGTTGGCGATTGGGATATTTTAGAATGGACACTAGGCTGGACGGGAGGCAATAATGGCTGATAAAAGTTTAATTCCACTGCCGGTGGCTCCTGAAGAGTATTCTGTTTTGGATCAGTCCAATATGAGAAGCGGTCTTGAAGGAACCATTCTCGACATTCATGTAGATATTGCTGGTGCCAAGAAGATGCGAAACAAGGAATCATCGCTCTCTATAAAGAGGCATCAATTTCTTTTGATGGGGTCTTCAGGTGGCTGATGCGCTAAAGGTTTTAGGGCAATTAGACCCATCGGCTACGACAGTAACGACATTATATACAGTTCCCGACAAGACAATGACCACAGTCAGTTCGTTTGTGGCGTGTAATCAGGCGGGAAGTGCAGGAACATTTAGGCTGACAGTTCATGTCGAAGGAGCATCTGCTGATGATATGCAGTATCTCTATTACGACAAGTCTGTTGCCGCAACAGATACTTTAACAGTGGTGATCGGCATCACTTTAAACCAGACCGATGTGCTGAAAGTTTATGCCAGTTCAGCAAGTTTCAGTTTTAATTTATTTGGCGTAGAAACAACCAACGATTAGGAGACTATCATGGGTGGATTAGCAGGTGTAAGAAGAGGAAGAACAACAGGAGATGTAACTGGTGGCGGAGGTCGCTCTGTTATGCCGAATAGAGCTTTAATAAATAATGTAATAGCTCGCAGGCAAAGAATGTTAGAAGCTCGCAGGAGAAGAACACAACAATCCCCACAAGGTTTAAACCCTGATGGCACTCCTTATGTATCTCCTTTACCTTCTGCTCCCCCTCCACGACTTCAACCCCCCGGAGGCGGATACTCTGGCGGTGTTGTGCCTAGATTCCAAGCTGGTGGCGCACCTAGAGCTGGTGGTGCACCTAGACGTACTGGAGCCTTGCATGGATCAATTACTGGCGATCCATCTTCTGGAAGATGGACAGAACACTTTCCAGTTGGGTCGTTCTGGCCCAACGTCCCTCGGCTTTCTTCAATTTATTCTGGATGGGGAACGGTTGATAAAAGAGTTCCGGGGCAGACTATTACAAGTTTTAACAATCAAAACCTGCCTTATCCAAACAGACCACCCGGAGGAGGATACTCTGGTGGCGTTATTCCTAGATTCCAAGAAGGTGGTGACGTTGAGCTTCAACCCCCCGACTACATCCCACCACTACCCGTAGGAGGGACTCGTCCTACTACTAATTGGTTTTCTGGCGCTGATCGGCGGAAGCGCAATCAACATTTAGCAGCGCGTGGATTGCCAATGAGGTATCAAGGAGTTCCTATTCCATACGCCCGCCAAGTTCCACCCGCCCGCCCAGTTCCACCCGGAGGCTGGCAGGCAGGAGGACAGTTTGAAGAACCTGTTTATCCAGTAGAGAGTGAGCTTGCTGATGAATCGCCTTGGTATCCTGATGAGGATGTCGGGTTTGAAGAAGCGGCTCCGATGCAAGGTGGCTTTGATATATTTGGTCGTAGCGGAGGCTAATAAGTGGCTAAAAGATATATGGGAGAAGGCGATCCAGTTCTGGATGCTCTTTACGAGGAGCTGAATGCGACTGGCAGAAAAAACAGAACCGACAGGAGAAAAAGAAGACAGCTTGAACGCCAGATAAGGGATATTAGGGCTGGGCGTTTGGGTGGACTTCGTGGAGGGCTTCGCGGTCTTTTTGATAATTTGTCATTGCGTAAATATCCTGTTCCAGCAAGTGCTACAGCAGCAGCATCAACTCTTGGATTGGGTGAAGTTATTGGTGAAGTTATAGGAGAAGCAAAAAGGAAAAGAATTAGGGTTCCCTCAACAGTAGCAGAAGTTGCTCCAGAGATTGAAGAGATTGAAGTTACAGCAGAAAGAAGACCTGAAAGGATAGAAGCCGAGCCAAAATTTGATATTAGGTCATTAAAGTTGGGGCGCAACCAAATTAGTACTATTAAAAAAAGAAGGCGCACAATGGAGCGACATCCTGATGTATATAGACCTGATTATGCTATTAAACTTTTACCTGACTGGATGAAAGACGAATATAGAGATGAGCTTTTGGATTTTGCAGCATCTTTTTCACCGCATGAAAGTCAAAGAGCACCGCTTGCTTTTGACCCCCATGGAAGAAGAACTACCCCAGCAGGACAATATGCCAAGGGAAAAAAAGTCAAAAAATCTAAAAAGAGCAAAGCCAGAAAGTTCCATGAAGAAAGAATGGCTGCGCTTGCAGAATTTGATCCAACTGACCCTGAAAGATATATGCCACCAATGGCAGGGCTTACAAGCCTTGGTGGAAAAGCTGGTGTAACAGCTTTGATAAAAGCAATGCAAAGCGCAAAACACAGGTTGCCGAGATTAAGCCCTCAATTTACTGGTGCTGATGATTGGCTTACATTAAGTGAACAGCTTGCTAGAGCAAAAGGACGCTCCGCCCTTACTGCGCTCAGACCTACAGTAGAAAGTGCTGCTACTGCTGCTGAACGAGAAATGATGCGAGAAGTCTTAACACCATTGTCAGCAGTTACAGGAGCAACTATATTAAATGCAGCCCTTGCTCCAGTAAAGAGAAGAAGGGAAGAAAAAAGAAACTTGGAAGAATTTATTGCAGGCAATGAAGCTGACAGGCAAGAAGAATTGGCAGAGCTACTGGCTCTTTCCGGTGTTGATGTTGATGGTATGAGTCCTGAGATTCAGGCATTGATTGAGGCTGAACAAGCTGGTGGATACGCACAAGGCGGCACATTAACAGGACAGGCAGACAGGCTCTCCAGAGCAGGGCGCGGTGATGACACCATGCTTATGCACGTTACCCCAGAGGAAGTACAGGGTCTTGCATCACTGGCACCGGGAATGATGACCATAAACCCAGAAACAGGATTGCCGGAAGCAGGATTGTTTGGCGATATACTTGGGTTCGCAGCACCATTTTTAGGATCATTGGTTGGTATTCCGCCTTGGGCGATGAGCGCAGCAATTACAGCCATGAAGGGCGGTGATCTTAAAGATATGGCTATATCAGGAGGAATAAGTGCTTTAGGCACTAAGGCGTTTGAAGGTATGGCTGATACTGGAAATGTTGAAAATCTTTTGAGTGATCCTGCAACCTTTGATCCTAGTGGTGTTAGCATTACAGGTGCTGTACCAGAGCACGTTCAGGCACTTGCAGGAACAAGTGGATCAATTCCTATTACTATACCTTCTGCGGTTCCGGGAAGTCTTTCTAACATACCTAGCACAATGGGCGTGGATGCGCTCACAAAAGCAGGGCTTGGTTCAAATCTTTTAGCTCAGGGTACAGCAGGGGCTGATCCTATGACATTTTTAGAAACAGCAGGAGCGACTCCAAAGCAATTGGGAATCTTCAAGGAAACCTTTGCTGCCAATAATCCGTTTGACTGGAAAGGAGCTACTCCTAGTGATAGATGGGGAGCAGTGAAAGGTGGAGGTTTCGGTGGGGTGAAAGATGCAATATTTACGCCTGAAGGTATTAGTTTCACTGCATTAAAATCACTAGAACTACAAAACGAGGGTCAAGAAGCGTTTGAAGATTATCTATTAGCTATGGAAGAACAAAGAAAGCAGAGAGAAAGAGACATTGAAGCATACTATCCAGAGAACTTTCCAATAGATGCGCTTGCTGCTTCTGGTGGTGCAGTTGGTGGATATGCTGGCGGTGGTTCAATATACAAAGACAGATACATAAACGGGAATTGGAGTTAGATATGGGCGGATCAAGCGGATATACGTTGCCAGAAGACTTTGATCCTGTAGGTGAAGGGTGGACACCTCCGGTTAGTGTGCAAAGAAGAGGGGTTGTTGCGCCGCCTGCTGATTACAGACCGGGCATCGATCCAGAATGGAATTATTTTGGCTCAACATTGAACCCTCCTGCCGACCCGACTGGTCCGATTACTGATCCTATCTTTACCTATCCGGGTGTAGCCCCTACTTTTCCACCGGGATGGAATCCTTATGATATTGATTTGGGTATTGATTATCAGGAAGATGGAGGGGGCTTTGATCTTGGACAGTTTTTTCCTGAATATACTCCACCTGAAATAGATTACGATTTGTTGGCAAGCAAAATAGATATGCCAACTTTTGATATGCCTGATTACTCAGGGTTGAACCAACAATTTCTTGATCTTCAGACTGGTCTTGGAGGTCTTGAGTCTCAGTTTCAGGATTTTCAAATGCCATCCTATGAAATGCCAGAAATAGATTACGATCTTTTGGCTGGAAATATAGCGGGCAATATCAATATGCCATCTTTCGAGATGCCAGATTATACACAGCAGTTTGAGAATTTGCAGACAGGTCTTGGTGGCTTGGGATCACAGATAGGAAATATGCCTTCATTTCAAATGCCAGATTATTCTCAGCAATTCGAGAATTTACAAGGAACCCTCGGTGGATTAGGACAGCAAATAGGCGGTCTTCAAATGCCTAGCTTTGATATGCCAGATTACAGTCAACAGTTTGCTGATATTCAAGCTGGTCTTGGCGGTATAGGGTCGCAAATAGGGAACATTCCATCATTCCAGATGCCTGATTATTCCCAGCAATTTGCTGATATTCAAACAGGTCTTGGTGGGATAGGACAACAAATAGGGGATATGCCAAGCTATCAGGGATATGGTGGACCTAGTTTAGAAGATATACAAGGAATCATGCCTAGCTATCAAATGCCTGATTATTCCTCGCAATTTGAAGGCTTACAACAACAGATAGGTGGTCTTGGTTATGGTGGACCGAGCTTAGAGGATATTCAGGGTATCATGCCAAGCTATCAAGGTTATGGCGGACCTAGTTTGGAAGACATACAGGGAATAATGCCTAGTTATGGTGGTCCAAGTTTAGAGGATATTCAGGGAATAATGCCATCTTTTGATATGCCAGATTACAGTCAGCAATTTGCTGATATTCAATCAGGTCTTGGTGGATTAGGGTCGCAAATAGGAAATATGCCTTCGTTCCAGATGCCAGACTACAATCAGCAATTCCAGAATTTACAGGATCAGATAGGCGGTCTTGGTTATGGCGGACCGAGCTTGGAAGATATACAAGGGATCATGCCTACCTATCAAATGCCTGATTATTCACAGGATTTGTCAGCTATTATGGGCAGTCTGAATGCACTTCAGCCTCAACAATACGTTCCTGAGAATCCTTATGGAACTTCAGGATGGGGTTTCGCCAAAGGCGGTAAGATACCAAGGTATCAAGAAGGAGAAGGAATTGCTGGGCTGACTGAAGAGGAAGATGAACCTATGGGCTACTTTGAATTTCAGGACAGACAAGCAAGACGAGGTTATTCAGAGGGGTCTGGGCCATATTATGCTAAATATGGAGTGGCTGCTCCAATTGCAGCTTGGAAGGATTATCAGGCATATAAAAGAAATTTTAGTTCTTCGTTACCAGAAGGAGATGATTATTCATATATAGATGAAGATGAAACAGATGGTATGACTGTTGATATAGAAGGCAATATAACTTTTCATGGTAAAAAGGGACGCGAATTAATAAGAGATAGAAAAGAAAAAGGATTAACTGTAACTAATATTCTTGAACCAAGAACTAGAAAACAATTAGGGGGGGCGCTTCGTTATCAAGCAGGAGAAGGGATTGCTGGGCTGACCAGAGAGCTTGGTGGTACAGGTGGAGAAGAAGCAATGATGACCGAAGGCAATGAACAGCTCATTCAGGCAACAGTACAGGCTATTCTTGGAATGCTTCCAGATCAACAGACAGTAGATGCGGTCATCCAGAAGTTTATTGGTCTTTATGGGCAGGAAGCGTTTACGTCCCTGAGAGAGCAAGTCTTGCAGTCGCAATCACCGGGAGCACAGACAGAAGGGCTGATAGAAGGATTTGGTGGTGGCATGGATGATTTTGTTCCGGGAATTGCTGGAAGTCAGGAAAGAATAGCAACATCACCGGGAGAATATATAGTGCCAGCAGATGTGGTTTCCCAGTTAGGCGATGGCAATTCTAATGAAGGCTCAAGAAAGCTGGATGGTATGTCTAAGAGAGTAAGGATGGCTAAGACAGGCACTATAAAACAAGCAAAGCCAATAGACAGTAAGAAAGTATTGCCTGTATGAATGAGCCTGCATTGAAGTACGAGACTGAATGGTCGATGGTACATCCAGATATTTTGGACAAGTGTTGGGAAGATTGTGCCAAACTATTGAAGAAATCTGTTAAGAGAAGCGGTGGTCGAGTAACTATTGATGATGCATATCGGGATGTTGCTTCTGGCAGGAGTCAGTTGTGGATTGTATATAACACCAGTAACATGAAAATTATAGGCTGTCTGGTAACATTTGTCAGAGAGTATGCAACAGGGTTAAGGATGCTACATTTTGACCATATTGCTGGAATCAAGATGGATGAATGGTTTACAGATGGTCTTGAGATGCTGAAAAAATACAGCAGGCAAAATGGATACGATGGATTGGAGGGAATCGGGAGACCCGGTTTCTGGAATTGGATTAAGAACATAGGCTGGAAAAGACCAGCAACCTTTTTTGAAGTTAGAATTAATTATTAGCGGAGATTATAATGGGCGGAAGCAGTGGAGGCGGATCACAACAGCCAGTAGAACAAACAGTAACGCAGACTCAGTTTCCTGAAGAAGCGAAGCCATATTACACGCGACTCTTATCAAGAGGTGAAGCAGAAAGCCTGCAACCATACGCAGCTTTTCCTTCACAGAGGATAGCTGAGTTTTCTCCTGAAGAAGAAGAGTCGTTTCAAATGGCAGGAAACCTTGCAAGACAGGGAACACCTTGGGCAATGCAACAGGCACAGCAAACAGCAGGAGAACTGGCTCAGGGAATGCCATCTTGGGCACAAAATCAGGCATTACAAACATCTGGTCAGTTTGCCAGAGGAACGCCTTTCGAGCCTTGGACTGGGTTTCAACAACAAAGAAGACCTTTTGATCCTTTTCGGGGTCGTGGAAGACAACAGTTTAACCCTTATCAAACAGGGAGAGCACCTTGGATGCAAGACCCGACATTCAGGGGAGGTCTTTATAATATTCCGGGTGCTGGTGGTTACTTTAATCAAGACCCTTATCTTTCTCGACCACCACAAGCTACGCTTCCTGTGCAACCACCAGATTGGGATGAGAGACCACGAACAATGCCTGTGGAGCGACCTTTCCCGCAACCACGAAGAAGACCACCAATAAGACAACCAAGATGGGGTGGCAGAGGCTCTGGATTTGGACAGCCTATGTATCAGTCTCCTATGCAACGCTATATGTCGCCTTATCAACAGGGGGTTATTGATGTGCAGAAAGAACAGGCATTTCGTGATGCAAACAGGATGCGTTCCGATATAGGTCTGAAAGCAGCACAAATGGGAGGTCTTGGCGGTTATCGAGAAGGGCTTGTTGAGTCAAACCTGAATAGAGATTTAATGCGCCAGATTGGAGACATTCAGCAAACAGGACAACAGGCAGCTTACCAGAATGCCCAAAGGATGTTTGAGGCAGATCGAGCAGCCAAGTTAGCCTCAGGACAACAGCAATTAGCAGCAGCCCAGCAACTGGGTGGCTTAGATGCCACTGGGATACAGCAGAGACTGGGCGCAGCCCAACAACTTGGTGCATTTGCGCCATCAGCACAACAAATGGCACTGTCAAGAATTGGTGCCTTGGGTGGTGCTGGTCAGGCAAGACGCGGATTCCAGCAAGCTGGAATGGATATTGGTTATCAAGACTTCCTGAGACAGCTTGGTTATCCTCAGCAACAGCTTGGATTCCAAAGCGATCTCCTCAGGGGATTGCAACTGAGACCATCTGAAACAGTAAGCCAGTACGCACAGAGACCCGGACTATTCCAGCAAGCGTTGGGAACTGGTCTGGGTGCTTTGGGATTGTATCAGGGCTTTGGTAGAGGCGGAGGTCAACCCGGATGAACATCCTTGAAATACAAGCAGAACTGGAATACTGGCCCGACCAAAAGCTAATACAGGAAGCACAGCAACCAACAGGTGCTGCGCCAACCTACTTGGTGGTCACCGAAGGTGAGAGAAGAAACAAGGAGCGTCAGGCTTATGAAGCTGAATTAGCCAAGCAACAGCAACCACAGACTACAGTGGCTGAGGAAACCATGATGGAGCTTGGTGGTGGTCAGTCTATGGGTGGTATTCCTGATGTCGATCCCAATATGATACAGAATCAAATGATGGCACAACAAATGCCACAGCAACAACAGATGCCTCAGCAAATGCCACAGGGACAGCCTATGGCTATGAGAGGAGGCGGTGCTATTCCATCCAGATACCAGTTTGGTGAGCAAATTGATCCAAGGCTTGTTCCTGAATCGCAAGAAGAAGACAGGTCAGGAATCTTTGGGTTGGGTGGCTTTGGAGAAGGTGGATGGTTCTTTGATCCAACCGATCCTACTGATGTATTTTTAGCTAGTTTATCTACCATACCAATAGGTGGGCGAGCATTAAGTGGTCTTGGGTTGACCGCAAAAGCAGGATATAAGGGATTATCACCATTAATAAAACTCGCTTCAAAGAAGGGTTTTCCTTTTAAGTTTGGTGATAAAACATCAATACCTTCCACAGAAGCATTGAAACAACTTCTAGGTAAGGGAAGATTATGGAGTTCAGGTCTGCCTATTGGACAAAAGATGAAGAATGTTGGTAAATTTATAACTAATCCATATACCATTGGAACAGCTTTTGGTGGAACGAAAGTTTTGGATGCTGTTAAAGGCGTAGGAATAGAAGCTGAAGCTAAAATGAATGATGAGACTCAAGCCCTTCTTGATAAATATTCAGCAGATCAAGAATTATTAGAATCCACCAAGAGCAAGGATCAGGATCGATATTCTTTCCTTTCAGAACAACTGGAAAAAACAATTAGGTCGCCTGAAGAAAGAAGGTCAGCACTTCAAGGGGCTGCTTTAGCTCAGATCGGTGCTGGTATTGCAGGCGGAGATGTAGCTGGTGGCTTGGCAAACGCTGCCGCAATGGTTTCCAAAACACAGGCATTGGAAGATGAACAAGCAGCAAGGGCTTATGGCACATTGCTTGAAGCAGAAACAACAAGGGAAAGAACAACATCGCTTGCACAAGAAAAGAGTATAACTCTTCAATTAAGTTTGTTGACCGCCATGATAGAGGCTGGTGTTGATACATCAGACCCAACAGCTATTGCAGCTTTTTACGAATCTCTTCCTGAAGGAATACAGGCATATTTGGCAACAGGCGAAGGGCGTGACTTTACTCGAAACAAAATTCCAAAATCCCGCGAAGAACTTGAGGCTATTGTAACTCAGACAACGAAGAGCGCGTAATGCCAATTCTCAACCTCCCTGATGGAAAGGTTCTCAATATCCCAACTGGGATAGGCGAAGCAGAAGCTGATCAGCTTCTTAATGAACTCGCTGAACGATACCCAGAACACTATGCTCCAACTCAGGAGCGAACACCACTTGGTCACTTAGCAGAAATAGGAAAAGGAATCCCTAGAGGATTTCTCAGTGGATTTGCATCTGCTGGAGAAGGTCTTGCCAATCTGTTTGATACAGATAATGACAATCTTATTTCCCAAGGTTTAAGGGGGTTTCAGGATTCTCTGGATGAGAGTTTCCTTGGCACCAATGAAGCCTATCGGGATTCCTATTCGGCAAAACTTGGTCAGGGACTCGGTTCTTTCGCAACCTTCTTTACCCCCGGATTAGCTCTCAGGGCAGCAGGGCTTGGCGGCAAGACTGTTGCCCAGATACCTGAATTAAGCAAAATAGCAGGCGTTCCTTTTCTTGGTAAAACACTGAGAGGGGCACCTCGCAGGGTTGAAACTTTGGGTGCGGCAGCCATTGCTGTCCCAATGGGAATATCAGAACAAGGGCAAAGGCTTGAGCAGGCTCGAAAGGAAGGAGAAGAAATTGGCACAGTAAGAGAATTTATTTCTGAATTGGGTGGTGCTGGAATTGGATTGACAGAATTGCTTCCTGTAGAGAGACTTTTAAAAGGGGTTCGTGCTTCATCATCTATGAGGTTTGAGCTTTTACCTGCTTTGGCATCAGCACTTGGACAGGGAGTGGCAGAAGGAAGTCAGGAAGTTTTGGCAAGCGTTATGCAGGATGCAGTTGCCAAAGGTCTTTACAATCCTAATCAGGAAATTGCTGGAAGTCTTTGGGATGAACTGACTGTTGGTGGTGGCGTAGGTGCTATCTCTGATTTCTTTATGAGTGCGATTGGTGGCAGAAGATTTTCCAAAAACAAAATGGATGAAGAAAACCTGCGCAACAAACAGGCAGAGGAAAAACAGGCTCCTGCTGTAAAAAAACAGGAAGACCTGATGCCGAATACATCCAATCTTCCAGTTCCAATTGGAGATGTTATTAATTTACAGACAGACCCAAATGCCATCGGTCAGGTCTTGGAAACACTGAGGATTGCAGGCATAGGAAACCCAGAAGCCGGGTTGGCTGTTGATTATTTTTCTAAGGTTTCTGCTGATGGAATGGGTTTCGATGTCGTTAATCCAGATAATAATGTAGTTATTGGCACCTATCAAACACAGGAAGAAGCAAGCAGAGAGGCAGGAAGGCTTAGAGATCAGAGTTACAAAAATGTTTTGGAGCTTGAAGGAAATGAAAGGCTTCGTATCGCTGGGTTGCAGGGAAGTGGATCAGCACAGACTATGTTGAACAGAATGATTGATCCAGACTATTCTTATATTCCTGTACAAACAATTGCAAATTACGATAGCGAGATTACTGATAAACAAGTGCAGAATGCCAGAGTTGTTTTGGGTGAAATCGTTAGAACTGAAGGACGACTGCCTTCCAAAATTATTGATCCAGCATCTCCTCGTGCAAGAGGAGCTTTTGAAGTTTTCAAAGAAAGAGCTGCGAAGAAAAAACTTCCAGTCAAGGGATTTTATTCTCCAGCAGAAGCCAGAGAGCTTCTTGACAAGCAAGACTTTAATGAGCTGATGGATGATATGGCTGATACCAGCGATATAACACGAACATTTTTTGTAGCTGATTTGAAAAGAAAAGTATCTCCAAAGGTTTTTAGACAAACAGATGATAGGTTCAGGGCGTGGTTTCGCAAACAGAAACTAAGAACAAAAGACAGACCGAAGGTTGGTACTGCCAATATACCCCAGACAGTTACAAAGGAAATGTTTGTCGATTTGGCATCACAAAAGAATATTTTACTGGATGTAAACTCTTCAGGATTCAAGCAGTTTTTAGAAACCTACACTGGAGAGAGGAATTTCAGAGACCTCAGTGCTGCACAGAAAAGACTGGCTTACGCTAAACTGGCAACCATTCCTACCTTTGCCATTGGTACTACGCCAACCATAACTTCCAATGCACCAATGCCTTTCCCAAATTTTGATAAGCGTCCCTATAGCTTTGACCAACTCAACGCTGTCTATCAGCGATCCCTTACCAATCCAGATCGGATTGTATCCCCCACAACCATTGCAAGACAAACAGGACTTGACAAGAAGTCTGCTACAAGAATGTTTGAAGACCTTGTTGAAAGCGGTAGGTTGAAACCTCAGTTTTTTCCAGCAACCAAGGAGGTTCAATATTTTACCCCACAAGGAAGACTGTTCAATACCAGAGGAGCACCATATAGAAGCAATCAAGGGTTCTTGAAAACTGAAGCACAACTCAAGGTTACAAGAAAACCTAAATACAAAGGCAAGTGGATACCAAGAAATCCAGAGGAGCTATCCACAGAGTACACAAGAGACCTTACTGCCAAGAATGAAACCTCAGAAGAATATGGTGCTCGTTTAACTGCACTTGGATTTAATCCAGAGCAAGTGGAAGAGCTTGTGGCAAACGAAAGAGAGAGGCAGGAACAAGAGGCGAGACCAATTATAGTCAATGCTGGTGGCAAGATTATTACAGAAAAGGCTCTCAAGCATAGACAGAAAGTAAAAGACAAGAAAGAAACAGTTGAAGACAGGAAGGTTAGTTTTACTGCTGCCATGAATAAGATTGCCAAACGATTGAATGTTCCCAATAGGGTTAAAATAAAAATCGTTGAAGACATAAACAAGCGTGGTGATTTTGGTAGCTGGAGCCTTGTGCAGAAAGACTTTCGTGATCCTACAGGAGAAATTCTTTTGAGTGTAAACGCTGCCAATCCTGATGGCACACTTAGCGAAGAAGAGACACTGGAAAAGGTCAGCAAGACAATGAACCATGAGACTGTCCATGCGCTCAGAGACCTTGATCTGTTTACAGACAGGGAATGGATGATTCTCAGCAAGTTTGTAAAGAGGGCAAAGATTTCTTCTCTCGCTGACGAAAAAGGGGCACAGCTTGGCAAGACTTGGTTTGATAAGGGCAAAGCCCTGTATCCTGATTTGACCGAGGTTCAGCAAACTGAAGAGGCGGTAGCCCTATTGTTTGAAGAATACGCAATGAACCCAGAGGTTGTTACTGGCAGACCCAGAACACTGATGGAAAAAATTGCTGATTTCTTCCGATCCATTATCTATGGATCAAGCCTTGCAGGGTTCAGGTCGCCTATTGAAATATTCCAAGACATTGAGTCTGGATTGATTGGTGGAAGAAAGGTAGGTGAAATCCGCAGTCTCAAGGAGCTTGATCGTGAAAGTGCCAAGCAAACTGTTGAAGGCAAGGTTATTGTTCAGGCTGGTGGTGAAGAAGAGGTTCTTGACGAAGCAGTTGCTGCTAGAAGACCTAGTGTGGGATTCAAACCAACAGCAACCTATGATTCAACCTATGGTCCTAGGTATCTTTATAAAGGCTTTGAAATAATGACACCTGAATATGGATATAAAGACTGGATGGTAAAGCATCTTGGTGATTCTAGTTTTACTCGAGACACTGATATATTCCAAACACTATCGGAGGCAAAAGATTTCGTTGATCGATCTAATCCAGCTTATGTTGCTGGGCTTAATTTAGATCATTTGAAAAAACGCATTTTGATTGGTGATCTTGTTGCTGAGGGAAGAGAGGAGGAGATAATATATCCAGATGGAGCATGGATGAAACCAAATAATAAGTTTGAACGCCAAGAAATAGAAAGAGCTATAGCAGTTGCCGAATCAATGGTTGAGGAACCTGTATCAACAGCGAAGAGAGCTGAACCAGAAACCCTCTGGTTAAACCCACAGCAAAGACGAGTGAAAAGAGAGACAACTTATCTGGCAGATGGGATTCCAGAGGAGATATTGTATAGCGTGTATGCCGAAAACGAGAAGAATCCAAGCGGAGAACAGTTGAAACAGGGCTTGATAAACTCTCTCACCACAGATGCACAGAAGAAAAAAGCCAGAAACTACAGCATTCCATCTTTTGAAACGCTGAGAAGAAAGTTAAGCAGCGCATTGAGAGAAGGGGCAGACTCTAATTGGTACAGGAATTTTGGCATGGGCGTGGCAACCAAAGTTGGTTTTGCCAATATGCATGAGTTTTCTGCACTCTTTGCAGCTACTAGCCCTGAAACAAATGTTACTCAAAACATTCAGGAAACACTGGATGTCATGCGTATTGCCAGAGAGATTGATCCTGTTGAAAAAAGCAAACAGTTTTCTGGGGAAATTGGCAAGGTGCTTGCTGGCAGAACAATTGCCAATAAAAAGAAAGCAATCCTAAATTTTTACAAGCGTGGCTATTACACCACGGTCCGTAAGGGAGCGTTGAAAACTCCAAACTATGCAGAGACTGTCTTGAATATGGCTGACAATGTATTTTCTCCTTGGGCGGTAATGGACAGCCATATGTTTAATCTTCTTGGAATGTCTAAGACACCAACAGAAAGAGAGTATCGATATGCTCAGGGAATGATCCAGTTGTTGGCAAGCGATCAAGCCTACAATGTCTACGATGCTGAAGGCAATTTTGTTCGCACAAGAAAACTGGAACCACATGAAGTCCAAGCAGCGTTGTGGGCGTACCAAAGAAATGGTCTTGAAGAAGGCGGGGCATTGCCTGATGAATCTGATTTTGACTTGGCTATGAGAAAGAATGCCAAGAAGATGGAACAGCTTGAAGCGGTTATCAACAGGGATGCACCACTAAAAGATTATTTCATTCAAGCACCTAGACCTCATTACATCGGTGGTGAAAGCAACAATCCATACAGCACCTACAATCTGGACAAGCAGATTTATCTGTCTAGGCTCGCTATGGCTCCAAAGGTCATTATAGAAACGAAAGTTGGCAGATCGAGAAAGTATATGCCAGAGGGTTTTGAGCTGTCTATGGATGAGTGGATAGACTATCATTCGCGAGTTAAGGAATCCATCGTGGACAGAGATGGACAGATAACATTTTTAAGGGAATTGGGAATACCACATACCTTTGAAATGGGGCTTGGCACTTACGAAAATGAGTTGAGTCCGAACTTTGTCCTCAAGTTACCGACATTGGATTATGCAGAAGCCCAAGATGTTGGTGCAATTCTGGCAGATGCCTTTATGCAGGACTCTGTTGCTACTGGTTATATGCAACCCAATGGCGCAAACAGGACACTGCTTATCTCCAAACCTGATGACGCTGCTTTTACGCAGGAAGAGCTGACTGAATTTAACAGAAGGCTTGAAGAATTGAGAAGAGCCACAGCATGGGGAGAGGATGTTACTGTTGATTATGCCCTGATGGGAAGTGACCAGAACATGATAA